TCACATACATATATCTTATCACTCTCACAATGTGAACACCTATAGTCTTTAAAGACCTTAGAATCACGTTTAATGAGCCTATCTAACTCTTGGTCGATACTACACAGCGAACTGTTAATTAACTCGCTTATAGCCTTTAATTCAGCGTTTAGAAATTCAGACGAACACTCATCTGATTCTAATTCTGTATGGTTGTACATCTTACTTACATTGTTTCGGATGTCCTGTAAATTCAGTAATTCTTTTGATTGCCACATAATTAACTCCTTATTGTTATATGAAATTAATCACTTGAATTAGCAATGTCAAGTAAATAATTCTCTTTGTATAAATCTTTGTTTGGCAATCTTAATATATTCTGCATTTAATTCAATACCAATCCACTTTCTACCAAGTCTTTGTGCTACCCATCCTGTTGTTCCGCTTCCGAAAAATGGATCTAAAACAGTATCGCCTTCTTTGCTCCCTGCTTTAATACATAATTCTGGAATCTTTGGTGGAAATACAGCAAAATGGGCTTCTTTGTAAGGTTGAGTGTTAATAGTCCACACAGAACGTTTATTTCTTGTTTGGTTTATCGTAACAAAAGAACCCTGTCCGTTTTTACCACTCTTATCTAAAGTACGTTTTCCATCATATCTTATATTTCCTAAATCACTTCTTTTGTCTTTGCCATACTCTAAAGATTGTTCAGCAATAGCATCATTATCATAAAAATACTTGGCAGACTTGCTCAACAGGAATATATATTCATGGGACTTAGTACACCTGTCAGTAACACTCTCAGGCATAGGATTGGGTTTGTGCCAGATGATATCCTGTCTTAACCACCACCCATCGGATTGTAACGCAAGTGCAACTCGCCAAGGGATACCAACTAAATCTTTCGTTTTTATAATTGGGTGTTTTGGGTCATGTTTTATTTGTTCCCCACAATGTGTGCCTTTATGTGCTTTCTGTATATCGCCACTATTTTTATTTAAAGATGCACCCTTCCATCCCCCACCATAATAACTATCACCAAGATTTAACCAACAAGTTCCATCATCTTTCAATACTCGCTTAATTTCTCTAAAAACATTCACCATATTTTCAACATATAATTCGGGCGTTTCTTCAAGTCCTAATTGTTTATCAACTCTTTTAGCACCACACTTTCCACAAACATCTTTGAAAGGCATCCCTGTAAAATTTCTTTTATCGTTTTGATTTGTTTCTGGATGTAAGGTGGTTTTCATAGATTGCAAAGTTCCATCGAAATGGTTACAATCTTTATTACCCCCTTCCCAACTTGCAGTTCCATAATCCCTTAACCCCCAATACGGTGGCGAAGTAACAACGCATTGAACTGACTCTGTTTCAATCTCTTTAAGTTTATCTGTTACATCACCGTGTAAAATCATAATTTCCTATAGTCCTTAAAATATCAGAAACATCTGCATCTATATATTTAAGAAAAGTATTTTTACGAAGTTTGAGTTGGTTGTACCACTCATCCCCACGTTTCTCAATCGCCCATTCAACAAATTCAGCAGGTGTTTTATGTGCTGAAAAGTGTGATGAGAATACATGGCATCCTACACATAGGCAGAATCCATTAAGTACATCCCATCTTACACATCTTATTGACCTTGAGTAGAAATGATGAGCATTAAGTCTTGATGTCTTACCGCAGTTTTCACAGCACCCGTATTCTCGGACTTTTTCAGCCCATGCTTTATCAAGTTTTTTTATATTAGGTTTTTTCATAAGGAATAGGGGGCTTCAGGACAACAACAAAGGAGATTGAAAAAAGTCCATCCACCCCCGACACAATTAGAAGGGTAGGTCTTCGTCAGATTTAGCTTCGGTTTTCCCGTCAGCTTTTTCTTCAGATTTCCCTTCAAGAACCAACAATAAACTCTTCATATTAGCTTCAATAACGACTAACTCACCACCACTCAACGTACTATTATCTTCACGATTTAGTAACCCAACAGCAAGTTTTAAACATACTTGCTTATGGATGTCGTGCGTTCTCGCATCAGAAGACATAGATACTTGAGGTGTACTCAGAGTATCACTCGATTGTCCCCTGCTAACCACCACAAATTTGGTTTTTCCTTCACCAAACGATTCTTTGCGGACATTTAAGGATGAACCAGCACCATAGAGAGATAATTGTTTATGAAGTCCAGGACTTGCTGTCAAGCTATATGGTTTACTATCGTATGTAATGGAATATTCTTGTTGCACACCCCATTGCGATTCTCGTGGTGTCGGTCTTTCGGCTGTTAATGTTATTAGATAATCAGTATCTATTTTTTCAAATTTCATGTATGCCATGTTTTTTCCTTATTTAGTTAGTGTATTGGTTACTTTGTTGGTCAGATCGACCACATGATAACCAGCTTCCATCGAACAACATTCGAGATACGCATCTCTTTTGCTCAATTCTTGTAGGTATTCATCTATTGATTCAACCATATCTTCATAACTTGTTCTTATATGGGTTATTTCACCTTGGTGCTTACCATCATATCCGTCCCATGCGATTGTGAAGTGAAAGAATACTTCTTCTAATTCACTCAAATACACCCGATAAGCCTTTCCCCATCTCTCTTTGTAGATTTGAGTCCCCTTAATTTCATCCCCAAAACCATGAAAGGCATTAGGGTATTTAGGGTTGCCATATCTATCTTTGTAATCACACCTTATGAATAGATGGTTATCCACTCTATCGGTTCTAATGGAAAAGTAGGGATTCCCACCATTCCATACTGGCTCGTGCATAGTAACCTTACTCATCGTCTTTCTTGGTCACTTGACAACCATGTCGGGTTAGCATTGAGAATAATTTATTTCTAATAAATTCAATTTCATCTTGTTCGGCATCATGTGGAAAAACCACTAAAAACCTACCCTGAGTGAAGTCCTGTGTTGTAATGTCTGTTTCTTGTTTATTTTTCATACGTGAAGATACAGCTTTGAAAATAGGTTGTCAAGTCTTTTTTTCATCTTGGTAAACTTCTCATTAAGGCTCGTCTATCTTCGACCGATAATTCACTTTCTAATCGTCTTGATAATGAACCACAATCACCACATCTGTACGATAAATATCTGTTAGCCGCTGTGGTATAATACCCACCATTATAACGTATATCATCACTCCCACAAGTAGGACATAATTCACCAACACCACCCATGCCAAGATTTGGATGAGACTTAATCCACGCTCTCAATTCAAGATAAACTTCTTCAAGCAATCTAACATCTTCTTCGTTGTAAGCTAACATCTCATTTAAGGCTTGACGTTTACCTAATAGGCAGTCTGTCCACAGCTTGAAATTGGTGCTAATCTTACCTTTATTAGTGAGTAATTGACCTAAATAATCTAGCTTATTTGATGAGAATGCAAAACTACGTTTAACCGCTTTCAAGGTGTCGATAGATTGATAAGGTGAAGGTGGTAACAATCCATTGAGGTGGAATCTTGTATTGATTTTTTTAATATCAAACCTATCACCATTGTGTGCGATTAGAATATCGGCTTCATCAATCAAATGCCATAGTGATTTTATAATTCGTTCATCATCACGCTCAATAGCTTCCTGTGGAGTTTGTACGTCAGATATAACCTCTGAATCATATAACCATTTGGCACTCCAAGATAAAACATTCCAGTCTTGTATAATGTTATTGGGTTGGATGTATTTATTGCCAATCAAAGACCAAACATAAACTTCCATAGGAGTCGTTTCTATATCGAAAAGTAAGACTTTGGATGCGTTGGTAATGGGTACAACTTGACTCCATTTTCCACAATCCTTACACACCACTCGCTGTAAACCATTTCTTATGCCACGTTTTTGGATGTGGTCGCATCCACAATACTCACAAATCATATCGACTCCATTTTTAACCATTTATTTAAGGCTTTTTCCCATGCTTGTCGTGTTGCCTTTCCTAATTTTACTTTCTTCCAAATCTCGTCAAACTCTTCATAGAATCGTTCTCGCATCTTGCGAATATGATAGTCGTGATTTGTTGTACATTCCACCTTATCTAACTTATCCAAATAATATTTCTGCATCTCTTTGTTCGTATTCATAGTATTTCCCATTTTTAATATCATAATTAAGTTTGCCTATTCCTGGTCTTCCATTTTTATATTGGAATCTTATTTTACTTACGTGAATCCCAACATAATCGTCATCTTCATCCTTATGTCGGTGTACAGATATAATATTATCCGCTCGGTTGAAGAAATTAGAACTACCTGAAATATCATAAGCACCAGGAACTACTGGCTTACGATTATTATCCATTTCCATCTTTCTTGGGTGTGCTACAACCCATATATGAATCTCATGTAATTTCGCAAATGCTACAATGGTCGATAAAACACGAGATATATAATTCGTCTCATTCTCACTCTGTCTGAATTTATGTTCGAGTGTATTCCATGGATCAATGATAAGTCCATTCAATCCGTAACGAAAATTAAGTATCTTCGCTTGTTCCAGTATGCTCTCGATTGTTACATTGTCTTCTTGTGTACCAATGAACTTAATGTATTCATCAAGCACAGCCATAGTGTTTCGGGCTGTCTGTTCATCGAGTTTCTCATCGCCCCAAAAGGCTCTGCCGCTGAACTTCCCAACCAGCTTTAAAAGATGATGTTTAACGGGGAAATTCTCTGCTGAAAATATGCCAAATTTCCATGAATGGTCTTGAATCATATTAATCATTAGGGCATCCATCCATTCAGACTTTCCCATATTGGGAACACCTGTTACGATTGTAAGTTCACCTTTAGAGACTCGGTAGAAATTGTCTAATCCAGTCCATCCTGTACTTAATCCATTGTGGTCGGGCTTTAGCAATAAATCAATGGCATCTTCCGTTACGTCTCCAATGGTTACAACGCCATCAATCGGATAAGGATAGGCTTCAGTTATCACATCAATCACCTTGTCTTGCCCATGTTCCATTAAGACATCATTCATGTCTTTACAGCCTTCAGGGTATGTAACTCTATAACACTTCTCTCTCCCAATCCTACGGGAAAGTTCGTCTCGCATAGCATGACCACTTGGGTCATCATCCATAGCGAGTATGACTGTGGTAGCACCCATTAATTCTTCTTCGGCAGATAGTAAGTAACTGAATTTCCTGTCCGTAGCAACGGAATTAGGAGCGATTGCACCATCAGGACAACTCACTACGTTACTATAACCACATTCAACAAGAGATAAGGCATCCATCTCGCCTTCTGTGATTATAATCGTCTCCATGCCTCTCATGTGATCAAACCGATAGAAACATTTTTCAGCATTCTTTTCCTGTCGGAATTTTTTATCTGCTGTACGAGATTTGATATTAACGACTTCACCATTTTTATAAAATGGAAATTGTATCCACCGATTATTATAACCTATACCTTCGGATATAATAGTGTTCAAGGATATTCCACGACCAGTGAACCACTCAACTACGCTGTCGGGTAGGTCGGTCTTAGGTTCTTCGGGTTTCACGATTGGTGTGGGAACGTATGTATCTCGCTTCTTATCTTTTAATCCACCTTTCCATCCACAATGATGGCATTTCCAAATTCCATCATCAATATTAACCGAAAGACATGGGTCTGAACCTTTTTTTCTTTGGTGGGAACATTGCGGACACTTCACTTTTTCCTGTCCACTTGTCCCTCGCACGTATATTCCTTGCTCCTCGAATGTCATCTTACTGTCTCCGATGCGAAGGCATTTTCTAATTCAACCCAACCACCTTTGCCTAATTCGTATCCCACCATCGTTTCTTCATTTACTGCTGTGTATTCTGTTCCCATAGTATCTCCTGTTGTTTATAATTGGTGTCTTAACGACACTTTTATTGTTTATTGGTATGTTGGTATCACTTCTTGAACTTTAAGTGCAAATTAGCAAATTTAGACATACCATTTTTAGATTTATTCCGTAATGTTTTCAAACTTAATAAATTCGATTGCCAAAATTCATCTGTTGTAGCCCATTTTATAACATCCCTAACGTCTGTCTCTTTCCATTCGTCGATTACAATCAACTGATACAAGGTATTAACTGAACCACTTGTGAGGCTTGAATCCGTGTGCCAATCTTTTTTTATATGATTTGGGTATTGTTTGTGTTTTGTTTGGTAGAAATCTGAAACAATTCTTTTTAGGAATGCCAATTGTTGATTATTAATATTGGGATTATAGGCATTAGCTTTATTTGTTTTTATATTTGTATTACTATCTGGTATAGGTTTGTCAGATTTGACAAATCCATTTGTCGTTTTTGACAAATCCATTTGTTCATTTTGACAAATGGAAGGAGATAGAATTAAAAGGGCTTTTTCGGTCAAAGCATACCATAAAGTACGATCATACCCTTGCTTATTGTGGTTAGCCGAAATAATATAACCATCAGCTTCCAATCCTTTCAACGAACGTCGAATTTGGCTGTCTGATAGGTAGCTAAATATAACCGAAAATCCCTTAACAGAATTATAAGTCCAATAATGACCATCAATGTAATGCTTATTATTAGCTTCGTTTTTTTGATGCCAATAATATATATGCTGAATTATAATAGCATTATTAAGTCCAATCTTATCGGCAATATCTGTGGAAAATGAGTGGTTCATAAATGCTCACGAATATACTCTAGTTCATCTTCCCAATCCATGTATTCATCATCGTCCATGAAATGAGTCCACTCCTTACACTCTGCACACATCCCGATTAATTCACCTTCAACGTCTTCTAATTCGCAGGAAGAAGATGCACCGCAACAAGCCGAATAGAGATTCTCATCCATTATTAACCCCTTTTAAATAGCGGTCTTTCCACCAATCCGCCTTTTTCTTTTCGTTTTCAAGGTCTTTCTTCGTTTGAATTGCTTGAATTGATACAATAACTAACATTACAATAAATATAATATCCATTTATAACTCCTTTTTCGAAATATAACACCAAATATATAACTAAATCAAGTGTTTTATCCCATTTATCACTATTTTATTAAAATACTCACACTCTTTGCCCGATTTAATCTTGCAAGGTTTATTTTCAAGGTCTTTGTCAATCCATTGTTCAAGGTGCTTGCCAATCATAATTCCATCGCATTTTCCGTTGGAGTAATTGGCACAATGGTTTACGTCTGTTTTTTTCATTTTTTATCCTTTACTTTGTCGAATTTCATAAAAATTAGGCTCATAAATATCTTCTATCTTATCGCCATCTTCATAAACGAGAAGCATATTTTCAGCTTCTTCTTTTGAATTGAACGTGTCAATATAATCACCTGTCTCACGACAACATATAACCCACTCACTACCTTGTTGCCGTCTTGTATAATACTCACATACTTTACTCATTTTGTTCTCCTTATTATTACTGCTATTATTAATGTTATCATCCACAATACATTGACCAAAAAATACGGATTAAGAATATAGTTTATCATTTTATAACTCCTTTTTTGCAAGTGAATGTAAAGCCACTTTATAAGCTAAATCCAAGGGCAATGGATGTTGCTTTCTACCTGGTGCATCGTATTCTTCGCCAAATGCATGAACATAGGTTGCTCGTTTCTCTTTCTCGGATGTAGCTTTGACTTTAGCATCTAAATCCCTTATCTGTTCATTATATGATTTAATTGTGTTCATTTTATAACCTCTTTTTGTGTTTCAATCAAATCCCCATAGTCATCGTCTATTTTAGGACAGATTACTTTATCAAAGTCTATTTTTACCCTGCTCTTAGATGGTTCATAAATCTGTTCTAATAACCACTCTATTTCTGAAATAGGTGAATCACATTCAGCGTGTATCCATCTGGCTATTTTTTCGTATTGTTTCATTTTATTTTCCTTTTTGTTTGTTATTTGTCATTATTGATACGGTGAATATAAGCATTATTTTGCAAAGTCAATAGGTTTTTTTAATTATTTTCAAAATATATTATTCAAAATATAATACGGGAAATATAAACTTCAAAATATAAACCCAAATATATAACCCAAAATATAACACAAAATATATAACGCTATTTATAACCATGTTTTATTTATTGTGTCTTTCATCTTAATTCCAGACATTGCAAGACAACATACGATAAAGTTCAACGCCATCATGTAAAATAGTGTTAA